ATCATGGCAATAGCAATTTTAAGGACAGTCGGAAAAGAGCAGAGCGCCTTGCAAAACTTGGCATCGCGTATATTGACTGTGGCACTAGTGGTGGTGTTTACGGTCTGGAGCGTGGATACTGTCTTATGGTTGGTGGCGGAGATACTGCGGTCGCCACTTGTAGTCCCATTTTTAACGCCCTCGCCCCAGGAATTGATGCCGCCGAACGTACACAACCTGGCGACTATGTTAGGCAGTCTGAGTTAGGTTGGTTGCACTGTGGTGGTCCTGGTGCTGGGCACTTTGTGAAGATGGTTCACAATGGTGTTGAGTATGGAATCATGCAAGCATACGCAGAAGGGTTTAATATCCTACATGAAGCAAATGCGGGAGCAAAGTATGTCAAAGCAGGAGACGCAGAAGTCGCTCCAATGGATAATCCAAAAGACTACTGCTACGATATTAATGTTGCTGAGGTGGCTGAGTTGTGGCGTCGTGGTTCTGTGGTTGGGTCTTGGTTACTTGATCTTACCGCTACTGTATTACGCCGCGATAGAGAGCTTAGCGAGTTCGATGGGGGAGTTAGCGATAGTGGTGAGGGTCGTTGGACTGTTCACGCTGCTGTGGATCTCGGTGTTCCCGCTCCTGTCATTAGCAGTGCATTATATGAACGATTCGGATCAAGACAACTTGGAAGATTTGCAAATAAAGTCTTGAATGGTATGAGAGCAATGTTTGGAGGACACGATGTTCGGTAATATACTCTTCTGGGTTTGCATTCCATTTGTACTTACAACTCTCTTCTTTGGATTTTACAAAGGAGAGACTGTATATTATGATAGTGATGATTACGATGGGAATGGTACAGCACATTGATTACTTCACAAACACCATATAAACTTGCTGAGATTATTCAAGATACTTGGCCACAACTTTTTAAATTTTCTAAAGATGAGTCTAGAAAAAAATGCTCTTTGGATAATAATGGATCCTTGGATAAAGACTCCATACAAAAGTGATCTTATTCAATATCCAGATCTAGACCAAAGAAATTTATTAGTTTTTGAAAAAATAAAAAATTATCTTAAAAATTTAAATCATGTTTGTGTTTCTTGTCCTCTTTTTGTAAATGATAAAGACCTTAACATATTTAAAAAAGTTTACTTGCATCCATACTTTAATGAATATATTAATTTTGAGAATGATCACAATAAATTTTTGAGATATATGATCAAAAATGATTTAAAAGATGTTGTTTATTGTGGACTTCATTATGGTCAGTGTATAATAGATAAACCTGATGGTGCAAAATACACATCTAAAAAATTTAATATCTTTGTTAAAAAAGATCTATGTGGGTTTATTCCAAATCAAATTGATTATGACAGTCTTGTTCTTAGATACGCAAAAATAATTTAGATTTCTCTATTGACTTCTTTTGTAAAGTATTGTAAACTAAATATGAGAAGTTAACAAAGGAGTTATGACTACTTCAACACTTTCCCCACCCATTTCACAGAGAGGATGGTTCGATGTCTTGGATGACTGGCTTAAACGAGACCGCTTTGTATTTGTGGGTTGGTCTGGACTATTACTTTTTCCCACTGCTTATTTGGCAATTGGTGGCTGGCTTACTGGCACAACGTTTGTTACGAGCTGGTATACCCACGGACTGGCGTCTAGTTATCTTGAGGGTGCTAATTTCCTCACGGCAGCTGTGTCAACTCCTGCTGATGCTATGGGTCATTCTCTTCTTCTACTTTGGGGTCCTGAGTCTCAAGGAGATATCATCCGCTGGTTCCAACTTGGGGGACTCTGGAATTTTGTGGCGCTCCACGGAGCCTTTGCCCTTATAGGTTTTATGCTCAGGCAATTTGAAATCGCACGTCTAGTAGGTATCCGTCCGTACAATGCAATCGCGTTTTCTGGTCCCATTGCTGTCTTTGTGTCTGTCTTTCTCTTGTATCCTCTCGGACAGTCCAGTTGGTTCTTTGCGCCGTCGTTTGGTGTTGCAGCGATATTTAGATTCCTCCTATTCCTCCAAGGTTTCCACAACTGGACGCTCAACCCCTTCCACATGATGGGTGTAGCGGGTATACTGGGTGGAGCACTTCTCTCAGCAATTCATGGAGTGACAGTAGAGAATACTCTGTATCAAGATGGTGAACAATCAAATACATTTAAAGCATTTGATACCACACAAGAAGAAGAAACTTATTCTATGGTTACTGCCAATAGGTTCTGGTCTCAAATCTTTGGTATTGCGTTCAGCAATAAACGCTGGTTGCATTTCTTTATGCTTTTTGTTCCAGTTATGGGTCTTTGGGTCTCTTCTATTGGTATTATTGGTTTGGCACTTAATTTGCGTGCGTATGATTTTGTATCGCAAGAGGTTCGAGCAGCAGAAGATCCAGAGTTTGAGACCTTCTACACAAAGAACATTCTATTGAATGAAGGACTTCGTGCCTGGATGGCACCAGTAGACCAACCACACGAAAACTTTGTTTTTCCAGAGGAAGTTCTCCCTCGTGGCAACGCGCTATGAACCTATGCCAAGATGGTGTTGGTGGTTGCTTATTGGCATCATGCTCTTCACCATCTTTGCTTTTGGAATCATGGTTGCAGGAATGATTTATGTCTGATATACTAAGAGGGTTAAGACCCTCTTTTTTTGTATGAAACTCTGGATGCTTGGTAATCGTTTGACAACAGAAACATATGAACGAGAACGTTTTATCGAAGAAGCAGATAAATATGGTATAGATTTCACAGTAGCATTTGCTGATGAAATCGACTTGATTGTTTCCAGAGATGATCGCAAATCCATTCGATATCGTAATGATATTGTTGCTCTCCCAGATACTCTACTTGCTAGGACTGGGAGTGGTACTGGTTATTTTAACTTGTCTGTTCTCAGACAGTTTGAAAGACTAAACGTACCTACCCTCCCAAACTCTGCTGCTATTGAAGCATCAAAGGATAAGATGTATGCCAACCAGATTCTGGCTCAGGCAGGACTTCCTATCCCAAAGACGATGCTTACTCGTTTTCCATGTAAAGCGGAGTTAGTTGAAAAACAAGTAGGGTTTCCCTGTGTGATTAAGGTAGTAACTGGATCTCATGGTGCTGGTGTATATTTGTGTGAGAACGCCAAGCAGTTTGAAGACCTTTCGGAACTCATTTCTTCATTGGACTTTAAAAATTCTATGATTGTTCAAGAGTATATTCAATACTCTGAGGGAAGAGATCTTAGGGTTATTGTTATTGGTGGCAGGGTAGTTGGTGCTATGCAACGTACCTCTGTCGATGGTTCATTTAAAGCCAATATTTCCCGTGGAGGTCAAGGGGAAGCATACGATGTTGACGACGAAATGGAAATGCTTAGCATTCAAGTTGCAAAAGTTCTCGATCTTGATATTGCTGGTGTCGATTTATTATTTCATCCTGACGGATACCGAATCTGTGAAGCAAACTCCGCACCTGGATTTAAGGGGTTTGAGGCAGCGTTAGATATTAATGTTCCTAAAAAAGTATTTGATTATGCTCGTATTAGGGCAACAATATAATTGTCAATTGTAAATTTATGTGTTATACTGAGGATCGAGAGATCCTCTTTTTTATGAAAATTTTTATCGATACTGCAGAGATTCCTGAAATTATCAAAGCATATGATACTGGTTTAATTGATGGTGTAACTACAAACCCGACACTTATCATGAAGAGTGGTAACACTCTTCAATCAGTTGCTATTCTTCTTAATACACAATGCCCAGAACTTGATAGTATTTCTTGTGAAGTTGTTGCTGATACTGCAGAAGAGATGCTTCAACAGGCACAATATTACATTGATATTTCTCCATCAATGACTATCAAACTTCCATGTACAGTAGAAGGACTTAAAGCATGTAAGGAATTGTACAAGAAAGATGTCCAAACTAATGTTACATTAGTATTTTCTGTTGCTCAAGCAATCCTTGCTGCTAAAGCTGGCGCTACTTTCATCTCTCCTTTTGTTGGAAGGTGGGAAGACAACTCTGTTGATGGATTAGATCTTATTGCAAGGATTCGTAAAGTGTATGATCAATCTCCTACTCACTACAACTATCATATCCCATATATCCTTGGAGCATCTGTTCGTGATGTTCGACAGGTTGAACAGTGTGCAATCAATGGAGCAGATGTAGTAACTATTCCTCCAAAAGTATTCTGGGCAATGTATAAAAATGTAATGACTGATAAAGGACTTGATCAATTTAATATTGATTGGAAGGTTGCTACTAATTCTGTTGTTAAAGACACTGAGGTAGATGTGTGATTTATTATACTGTATATGATTCTAGTGGTAAAAAAATTGCAGATTGTGGTAATGAAAGAGACGCTAAGTTCTTAGCAAATAGTCGTCAAGGAACATACAAAACAAACCGTTTGCAGTGGAAAGAAACTGTTACTGTAGAAGCTCTTAATAATAAAGAGCTTCCTACTAATCATGTTGTACCACAATCAAACTATACAAATGATTTAAAAAAACACCTTGAATTAGTAGAGTCTGAAGATAAACCTCTTCCTTTTTGGCCTTAAATTTTATAAATATAATTAAACCTTAGGATCATAAAATGCCACAAAAAGAAGAAAGGAAACCAACACTTGAGCAATGCCAAGAGTTTGATCTTAGGGAGTTATCTTCCACTCGTCCCAGCTATTTGTTTTCATATAGTCCAAAACCAGGACAAGTAAAATATAAAACAATAACAATAGGTGAGGTTTATAATTTAAATGATGGTACAAAAAGAAGTAATAAACATGTAGAGATTACTTCTTTTGTGTTCCGCAAAGAAGACACTTATTATGTTGAAGATAAGTCTCTACCATATCCAGAAAATATTAAACCAATAGGAGTTGCATTTAAGTTCTTAAGAAATAATAAGAGCGGTACTTACTACAATGTAGGGGATTTAGAACTAGTTAATTGAGATTATTGAACTATGAATTTTATTGTTTATACGAAAGACAATTGTCCTTATTGTACAAAAATTAAATACGTTCTTGAAAGATTAGAAGTTCAACATCAAGTTTATAAATTAGATGTTGATTTTGATAGGGAAGAGTTTTATGAAAAATTTGGTATGGGATCTACTTTCCCACAAATTATTGCTGATGGAAAATATATTGGTGGATGTATTGATACTATCTCATATTTAAAAGAAAATAATATTTTATGAGAATTCTTTGTCTTCGAAGTGGACATGATGCATCTGCTACTATATTAAATGATGGTAATATAGAATATTATTTTAAAGAAGAAAGGTATTCTAGAATAAAAAAGGATGAAAGTATCAAAAATCTTATAAAGATTTTGGTTGATAATTATAATCTTATTGGAGATATTGATTACTTTAATTTTAGTATAAATGAGCACATTGAGAACATGTGCCATCAAGACTTAGAGATATTGAGGTCTTTACTTTACGGATCTAAGCAAATTACATATAATGCATATCAACATCATTTATATCATGCTTCAAATGCTTTCTATAATAGTGGGTTTGAAAAAGCAATAGTTTTTGTTGCTGATGCTAGTGGAGCTCCAATTAGTATTAATGATGAGGAAACTTTTGAGTCCGAATCTGTTTATATTGCCGAATATCCATGTAAGTTTAAACCCATATTAAAAAATTATTGGACAGGATTGAGATTAAAAAATAAAAAAGAAAGAAAACTAATTGGAGATTGTACTTATAATATTTCTTCTATAACCAATTACATTACTATTGGAAACCTATACAATTCTGCTGCTCTTGCTTCTGGAGGAAGTGTAAACGATTGTGGTAAAGCAATGGGGTTGTCCTCATATGGAGAGTCCATAGATAAGAGTTTTGATCTTCTGGGAATAAAAGGAAGAGAACTTATAATGGATTATTTTTCTGAAGAAAGTAAATTTGTAGATTATCTTGAGTTTAGGACTGAGAGACTTGATACTCCAAATATTACAGAGTCAAACTATAAAAAGATATCTGATTATTGTTATGAAGTTCAAATTCAGACTACTGACTATGTTTGTAAAATAATTGGTGATGCTATTAAAAAGACAAACATAAAAAAAGTTTGTTTGAGTGGTGGATATGCAATGAATATAGTGACCAATTATGAATTGGTAAAAAGATATCCAGATGTAGAATTTTATTTTGAACCACTGTGTGATGATAGTGGTTTGGCAGTTGGTTCATCCATGTATTTTTATCGAAGAATATCAAAAGATAAAACCATACTCAAAATAAAAGATACTTTTAATCATGGATTTAATCACGACCTGTCAAAATATAATTCTGATCAAGTAGCTAATTCAAAAGATATATCTAGACTTCTATTTGAAAATAAATCTGTAGGTATTTACGGGGGAATATCTGAATCTGGACAAAGAGCATTGGGTAATAGGTCAATTCTCTTCAATGCACTTAATCCAAATGCTAAAGATATAGTTAATGCAATAAAAAAGAGAGAGTGGTATAGACCTTTTGCTGCTATAGTTTTAAAAGAAGATGCTAGCAAATACTTTGATGATATATTTGATAATGAATTTATGACAGTTTGTTTTCCTGTAAAAACTAATTTGATTCCTGGCGTAACTCATGTCGATAAAACATGTAGAGTTCAAACTGTTAGTGGTGGTCATCTTTATGATATTTTACAAGAGTTTAAAAAATTGTCAGGTCATGGTATACTACTGAATACAAGTCTAAATCTTTCAGGGGAACCTTTAGTAGAATCTCCTGATCAGGCTTTTGATACTCTAAGAAATTCTACCTTAGATTATCTGTGGTTTTATCAAACCAAACAGTTGTTTAAATCCCCTATTTGATATATAATTTAAAATGTCAGCACTTGCTTGTATGGAAAATCAATTTATCACTGTCCACTATGATGTGGAAAAGGCGATAGATTATGCATTTGAAGGTAAATTTATTCTGAGACTTTATGATTATTTAAAATCAAACAATGTAAAAAGAAAGCAAGCAGAAGATTTTATTAATAGTCAAACTGCTTCTAGTATAAATTTTTTGATTGATGATTTGGATGAATACCTAAAAGGTGGGCAAGATTCTCAACATAAAATTCTTAGGGAAGCCTATGGACATATCTCAAAACCACAAGCAAGAAAAATAAGAAATTATTTAAATGATATTTTAGAAGATGCGAGGAGATACACATATGACAAAAGGCCAGGAAGGAGAAAAAAATCAAATAAATAATAGTAAATCCTCGAATTCTGATACTACTGATATCAATAGAGGATTTGAATTAATGTTACGACATCGTAGCAGGAGGGAGAAAAGACCAGAATCTAAAACATTTGGAATAAAGATTCAAAAGGTTATCTCTCTCCTTAAACGAGAGATAGACTTTCGATTTGACATTTCCTTATCAGTAAAGAAAAAACCATAGGGGCATCGGGAGAAGTAACATGCTAGCAGTAACCCTAACATTTTCAGCATTATTTTGTATAATGTTTTTAGTTTTGGGTGGTGTAGTAGGTTGGATTACTAGAACATATGTTTATGAGTCAACTCCAATTTACGCTCATCCAGAAATGTTTGATGAGAACGGGAATATTCTTCCTGATGAAATTTTAGCTGTACGATTTGAAAACACTAATGACTACTACGAAGACGAAGAAGACGACGAAGATTGAAGAACTTCAACCAAATGCATTCCAATTTGAAATTTTAGATTTAGCTTCAAAGCAAAGATCTATTGCAAAAAAAGCAGAAGTACTTCAAAAATACAGAAATGATGGACTTGTTTCTTTACTAATCTGGAATTTTGATGAGTCAATTGTATCACTCCTTCCAGAAGGGGATGTTCCTTATTCTAGAGTAGAAGAACAATCTGCTTTTAATGATACATTATCTACTTCTGTAGAAAAACTAAACACTGTTAAAGGATTATCTAACGCAGATGAGTTTGTTCGTAAAAGAGCAACTTCTATTAGAAAAGAATATCAAAATTTTTATAATTATCTTCTTGGTGGTAATCCTACTTTATCTAGTTTAAGAAGAGAAACAATGTTTATACAAATGCTTGAGGGTCTTCACCCAAGAGAAGCAGAAATCATGGTTCTGGTTAAAGACAAAAAACTTCAGACAAGATATAATATTACAAAAGATGCTGTTACTAAAGCATATACTGATATTCAGTGGGGTGGTAGAAGTTGAGTTCTAAATTAAAATTTGTAAAAAAAGACTGCCTCCCTGAGTTTGCACAAGATAGATCTCTACCATATACTTCTTATTTGGTAGAGTATCTTGTTGATGGGACAGTACATTATGATGTTGTTATCTGCAATAAAAAAGTGGATATTTTTGATTACTATTGGGATAATTATAGAGAAGGATTAATTAGATTTACTCAAACAGAAGGTAGAGTAAATCCAAAACTTTGGGATCATCCAGATAAAAAGAAAAATAAGAAATGAAAAAATTATTTTTTAATAAACCCAAAAGATTATTTACTTTTGGATGTAGCTTTACTAATTATTCTTGGTTAACATGGGCAGATATTCTTGCCCATGAATTGGATTGTGAATATTATAATTTTGGTCAAGCTGGATCTGGAAACGTGTACATATCAAACATGGTTTGTCAAGCAGATCAACATTTTAATTTTAATGAAGAAGATCTTGTCATTGTTTGTTGGTCTGGGATTCAAAGAGAGGATAGATATAAAGCAGATAGGTGGTTCAACGCTGGAAATATATACTATAATGATAATAAACTTTGGAGTGTAAGATTTGCTAAAGTAATAGCAGATGATTGTCATTTTTTAATGAGAGATCTTGCAACTATTAAGTTGATTCATAATCTTCTAAAAGATAAGACTCAATTTCATTTTCTAGCAATGGATACCATTAAAAAAAGTAAGGGTTTGAAAATGAATAGGACAAGTTTTCATAAATTATTTAAATTATACAATAATATTTTTGATTATATTGAACCAAGTTTTGAAGAAGTTCTTTGGGGGGGAAGTTCCTGGAACAGAATTTCTGTTCATAAACATTACACTGATAATCATCCAACCCCAGGAGAGCATTTTGAATATTTGACAAAAGTTTTTGATTATAAATTCTCTGATGAGACTAAAAGTAAAATTGTAAAACTCAACACAATGTATCTCAATCTGATTGGCAATGTTTATTCTAAAATAAAATTTGATGTTCACCCTGCTGATGATAACTTCCCAAAAGATTTAAAAATATTGGTAGAAACTGGTTATAAAGCAATTAAAATAGCAGAAAGTCTTCCAATTCCACCTAATATAATTAATTAAAATTTTACTTTGTAATTCAAATGGGTAAGCATTACTTATTGAATCTATATGGTTGTCCATATATGATTCTCAATGATGAAAATGGTTTAATTAATTTATTATCATATGCCGCTATAGTAAGTGGTGCTACTGTAATAACTACAGTACATAAAAAATTTGAACCCCAAGGAGTTACTGTATTAATTCTTCTGTCTGAAAGTCACATTAGTATACATACTTGGCCAGAGAGAGGAGAAGCCGCAGTTGATATATTTACCTGCGGAAATGCAGATCCACAAGTTGGTTGTGACTTAATAGTAAAACAATTACACTGCACATCTCACACTTTAAGTTATATAGAAAGATGATACATTCTTTTTACAGTTCTATAAATGTTCCTGTAGTCTCTTCTATTTTGGGTGGACTGCTTCTATTTCCATTTGCGTATTTTATTTACGACTCAGCAAAAAATCCAGAGAAATACAAAGAGCATTGACATTGACAAAGGTCTCTGCTAATATATTGGTATGAAATTTTTTTGTTATGTACAAACCGTATTCTCCTGAATGGCATCGTAAGAGATATCTTAAAGAAGCCATTGATAAATACTTAGACGATTATGTTGAGAATAATCTCATCATTAATGACATTTTAGAAATTCTTAGTGAACGCTCTGAGGCAGCATACAAAGAATTTACAAAATTAAATGAATTAGAAAATTGGTTAACTAAAGCAAAGGAATAACATGTTATCCACACAATACAGATTACGTTTAGAATTCATTTGTAAGTGCATTGTTAATGGAGAAGAGGTAAAACTCGAAGACATTATTTGGGCAGAAAAACTTGCTAAAGCAAATACCACTGCTAAAGACTGGTTAAATAAAGCAAGAAGAAAAGCAGCCAATCCAGATATGCAAGAAGGTAGTCTGGATGATTTTATGAATAAGATGGGATTAGGTGATCCTGATCCATCAAATCACCGAACTGGATTTTCATCAGCAGATGAGATTGCAGATTGGTTTAAACAAGATAAACCTGATGATTGGAGACAACGTGACTGACATTATTACTGAAATGAACATTATGCTTTCTAAAGAAGAAGCAGAGCTTTTATTGAACCTGATGTCTTCTTCAGAGATGGATGATAAAGATGATACTCTACTTGAATATAAGTGTTCTAAAAAATTGATGGGAAAACTTTTTGATGTTTACAAGAAGTGTAATTTTGAAGAAGTGGATTGTAATTTTGAGGAAGTAAAGTGAATAAAACTTATATTAAAACTGGATTGCTAGTACTTGCTGGTATTACCATATCTGTTGTTGGATTTATTTCTGGTCGCAGTGATATGAAAGCAGAATTTTCTAAAAGTATTACTGAAGGAGAATTATTTTGTGTATCACCAAAAATGCTTGAAGAATATTCTAAAAATTTTCTATGACAATTCCATTTTATATTGAGCAAAACTACAATAAAATAGAAGTACCACAAGAAATTTTATATTATTGTGATTATCTTACACTGGATAGTAATCGTGAAGACCTTAGGTATCTTGATTGTGTTTACATGAACATGGGTTATTATGGTAATGATTTAGATGCTCTCAAAAAAATGAGAGATGAATTCTTTTCTAAACCTCTTCCAGTATTTGAATGAGTTATTATAGTGTAATTCACAAAGATGGAACAGAATCTCACTTTGTTTGGTGCCAAAAAAGTAGACAGTTTATTTTAAGTAAAATGTTAGAGACAGCAGTAATCTATAGTAATGGTAGTCAAGAGTGTCAGCGTATGTCAATGCTCTTAAAATCTTTAGGTGGTGAATTCCATGAATACGTACTAGAAAAAGATTTTACTATCAAGCAATTTGTTTCTGAGTTTGGTCTTGATGCAGAGTTTCCTCAAGTTGCAATAGGCAATAGGCATATTGGTAGTATGAAAGATACTTTACAGTACATGAGTGACAGAGGAATGTTTTTGTAAAATTGTATAGTATTATACAAAACTGGTTGTCTATATAGATAGTACATGTTATAATGCATTTATACGTTCAACCCTTCTGGGTCGCAAGTAAGTCGCGGAACGGAGCGTTCATCCTATGTTTTTACTCTCCTTGCTTTTAGCAACACATGTCCCTCAATCGAATTATCTTCGATGTGAAGATTTTGAGTTTTTAAGTCAGGGATTGTTAGAATCTGAGCTTTTTAGTGTATCTGAAAAGGTTAGTCTAGTCTTCAAATGGATGGATCATACAGATCCTGTATGTTTTCAACTAGAAGACTCATAGGACGCACACGACTGAAGGAACGGGAAAACGGATCCTGCTTAGCAGAGAAGGTTAAATCTCATTTCTTTAGGAGTAAAACAATGCTTAATCTTTACAGCACAAAAACAACATATCGCG